GCTAGAAGGCGGGGAGGAGCTACAGGCCAGTATCGTCAATGCTGCTGTGAACTTCCTTAAAGCCGTCCACCATGAGGAGCCTACTGACGCCATGGTTGGTGAACTCAGTGGTTCCCTGAAGAAGTACGCTGAGCAGTTCGAACATAAGGCTATGAACTAACCCTATGCTTCACCCTATGGCTATCGAAGGGAGACCTCATTGGGAGACTAGGTTTCCCCAAGAGGTCTGGCCCTTCTTCGAGGACTTCCGGAACGCGCTAACGGTCACATGGCAGCACTTAGGTCTACCTGAGCCAACTGAGGCTCAGCTACAGATAGGCGCTAGGTTGCAGTATGGGGCTGACAGCGCTGAGTGGGAGAGCCTAGATGAAGATTCCAAGCGCAGTCTACAGGATAACCCAAGGTCCGATATCATCCGTTGTTATCGGGGCGCTGGTAAGAGCTATATTACGGCTGCTTACGGGGCATGGTTGCTGGCACGAAACCCACGGGATGAGAAGATACTTGTGGTGTCCGCTACTGCGACCAAATCAAAAGCCTTTGTGTCCCAACTACGAGCGCTCCTGTCTACCATGGACATCTACAAGTTCCTGTTGGACGGAAAAAGAGAGCGTGGAGAAACCAGACGAGATCAGGCGGATCGGTTTGATGTAACCTATAGCTCTCTCTCACAGTCTCCCTCAGTACGCGCTGCTGCTATCCTTGGTCAGGTTACGGGTGACCGTGCAACGACCATCGTAGCTGACGATATTGAGATCGTTCAGAACTCAGCTACTGAGGATTCTCGTGAGAAGATCATCAACGTCTGTCGTGAGTTCGACTCCATCGTAAAGACGGAGCATGGACGCGGCGACATCATCTACCTGGGTACACCACAGACAGAAGAATCGGTCTACAATCGTCAGGTCATTGAACAGGACTTTAGTTGCTTCACGATCCCTGTGAAGTATCCCACTCTGGAAAAACTAGAGAACTACAGCTTGAAGATGATGGACAGCGAAGAGCGAGTGAACATCCTCGCCTACTACTTACGGAGCCATCACGACACAGGAAAGTTGAACCATGGAGAACTTACGGACCCTAAGCGATTTAGCTGGGAAGAGCTGGCTAAGCTTGAGGGTAAAGGTAGAGCATACTTTGCACTACAGTTCATGCTGGATACATCACTCAGTGATGCTGAGCGGTATCCACTAAGACAACACGACCTTGTGGTGTTCTCTACGAACCCACTCAAGGCACCCCTAACGATCCAGTGGGGACGCCATTCGGACAACAAGAACCTCATACATGACATCCCGAATGTGGGATTCACTGTCGACCACTTCCTGCGTCCCCTTATGGTGGACACGGACTGGGAACCATATGAAAGCTCCGTGTTGTTCGTTGACCCAGCCGGTAGAGGTGCTGACGAGACCGCATGGGCAATCATTAAGACCCTGAACGGGATCATGTACTGTCTGCACGTTGGCGGACACGCGGGTGATCCTGCTGAGGCCATGATGATGATTGCTGCTGATGCTAAGCGGTTCAATGTCAATGTTATCGAGATCGAACCAAACTATGGGCAGGGTATGTGGATCACTGCCTTTGGTCCCATCCTGACCAAGGTGTGGCCTGGGGGCTGTACCGTTCAGGAATCTGAGTGGGCCAAAGGTAAGAAAGAGGATCGCATCATCGACACCTTGGAGCCGGTGCTTACGCAACACCGTCTCGTGGTCGATGAGACCCTTGTTCGAGCAGATGCTCGCAGCAGGGACTCTGATCTAGCCTACAGTCTGCTGTACCAACTGACCCACATTACACGAGACCGTGGGTCCCTTAAGCACGACGATAGGCTCGATGCCTTGGCTGGTGCCGTAGCTCACTTCCAACGGAACATGGGCCAAGACACCAATGAGGCAGCACAAGCAGTTCTCGACCAGCGAATGCAGGATGAGATCGATGATTTCATAGAGAACTACAGTGAAGGCTTTCGGCTAGGCCGTAGGACGCGGCGCGGGCGTAAACGCGACGGCTACAGGACCGAGGTGACCATGTGGTGACTATAAGTACACCATAGGTCACTGTCCGCACAATGTGCGAAGCCGAAACAGTGGGTAGAGCGCAGGGGGACAGTAGGTTTCCCCTGCTGCTCCCCACGCATGAGCATAATGCTGTGCTAGGAGGCCCTAGGAAGCCCGTAGGGAGCTATTAGGGTACCTTTGGTCCTCACCCTACCTGGGAAGACGAG